GGGTTGACGACGTCGTCGAAGACCATCAGGTCGAGCAGTGGGTTGGTGCGGAACTCGTCGATGACCGCGACGTCGAGCGCGGTCTGCGCGTTCTGCATGGCCTGGGCGAGGGTAATCACACCGGCCTCAGGGGTCTGAATGATCCGGGCGAGATGGACTCGGAAGTCGCCAGTCTGGATGAGGCGCAGGATGGCCAGAGCCATCAGGAACGCGAGGGTGAGGAACAACATTGTGGTACTCCTATCCGGCGCGGTTAGGTGCCGTAGTGGCCCGCGAGGGCCTGGTCGAGGGTTTGGGGTTTGTTCGCGCCCTCGCCGGTCCCGCCGGTGAAGTTGACGCCACTACGGGCAGCCGCCGGGGCTGCCTTCAAGCCAGGATCCGCAGCCACAGCAGTCGTAATGGCTGCAGTGACCTTGGTGCCGAAGTCGGCCTTCGTGGGGTCCAGCCCCTCAATGGCCTTGGTGAAACTCGTGCGGTCCAGCAGCGCAACCGGGTTCGCACCGGCGGTCATCGCTGCCTTGAACACGGCAAGATGCACCACTGCGGTGAGCTTCTCCGCGGTGGTGGTCTCAAGCTTCTTGGCGAGCTCCGCAGGGTCGAGCGGGGCGTCGCCGGGAACTACAACGCCGGCTGCCTTCGCGAGAGCCTTGATGAACTCCGCCTGCGTGGCATCGGCCGCGTTCTTCGCGGTCCTGCTGTCACCGGCGTCCTTGCGGGCGTCGGTGATGACCTTCTGCGCCCAGTCGGGCAGCGACTTCACGTCCTGTGCGGCAGCGGTCGCAGCGTCTGCCGCGGTCTTCGCTGCCGCATCCGTCGCGGTTTTCGCGGCCGCATCCGTAGCCGTCTTCGTGGCAGCGTCAGTGGCAGCCTGAGCAGCGGCCGCGGTCGCCGTGGCGTCTCCGCCAGCTCCTCCACCGCCTTCACCCTCTGGTGCGTTGAACAGGACACCCGGCTGGGCCAGGGCGTAGTAGTTGTACCGGCGTGTGCGCATGACGGGGTGACTCGATTCTCCGGCGCCAGGCCGGATCAGGGGGGTTGTGCTCGACCCGGCGCCAGGCCGGGAAGTCAGTAGACACGGGCTACTTGCCTATGCAATCGTATGTGCGCGAGGTAGACTCAGCGCATGGTGAAAGAGCCGATGGAGAACCATGTGATCCGATTCCCGCGTCGACTGTGGAAGGCCGCAATGAAGCGAGCCGCAGAGCGAGACGAGACGGTCAGTGAGGCCGTCCGAAAGTTCTTGGAGAGGTACACGAAATGAAGTACAAACCGTCCTCAGGTGTCCTGGTCATCACCGACGCCCTGTGCTGCAAACCCACCGCGGCAGGCGAGGAGTCGTGCATGGCTGTCGCGACGTGGGAGTTGACCTTCGGTGCAACCGTCGATGACATCTCGCACTCGTGCGATGCCCACGTTGTGGATGTGCTCGATGGCAAGCCGATGCTCTCCGCCGTCCCTATCTGGGCCAAGGAGCGTAAGCCCGACCATCTCGATATCGTCTTCGACGGTCCACCCGGTCCTGTTTCTGGCCGGTTCGTTGAGGTTGAGGCCAGTTACGCGACCTTCGCACCCAAGGGTGTCGACGTCGGCGAGTGGATCGACGACGGTCACTTCTGGCGGCTGCGTATCCCAGTTTTCGGGGTGTACGGCTAAGGGTCTTAACGAGCGCGGTTGATGCCCTCGCGCTGAGGTTGGCGCTTCGCCGTGCTGTTCGCCACATGGTCGCGGATCTGCGCTTGCCGCAACCGCACCTTCACCCCGGCAGCCTTCGCCGCAACAGGGTCCAAAGCTGCCGCCTCAACACGCCGCGCCGCACGAACCTGACGCTCCAGGTAACGCAGCTTCTGCCGGTCCGCATCACCCTGCGGATCCGCCGTATCCTGCAACGCCTTCGTCACCCCAGGCTGGTACAACGACTGGCTGTGCCTGCACCCCGGATGGTAGAGGCCCCGGCTCACAGCGTCCGCCATCGACGCGAACACCCGCACCCCACCAGAACTGTCGATCGCACCCTTCGTGTCGCCGGACAAGGACAACACCTTGCCTTCCCACGGCCGGCACCTCGAGCACTCCTGCGGGGCGTTGCTGACGATCACCAGATCCATGCCGTAGGCCTGCAGGCGATCGGAGTGAGCAGCGACGGCCGCATGAGCTGTTGAGGTCCGCACAGACATCTCGACATATGAGGCCATATCCCACCCGCGACCCGACTTGTCCACAAACCCGACCACCCCACGGCGAGCAAACACGTTCAACGCCGACTGCGCCGCCTCACGACGCGTCTGCGTCCCGAGCAACACCTGCCCGGACGCCTTGGCCACCACCGACCGGTACAAGTCCATCGTCGAGCGCAGGATCCGCAGATGCGTGCCCTTGACCTGGGACGTCGTCTCCGCCACCAGGCGGGCCACCGCACGCGTCCCCGGCAACGGGGCCACCACGTCAGACAAGGCGGCCTCGAGCGCACCCGCCAGGTCGTTTGCTGCGACCGCGGATCCGCGGTTCCACGCGGTCAGGATGGCCTCAGCCACAGACTGCGTCGCAGCACCCTCCAGCTCGCGCAACAACACCCGGGCCTGAGCCTGGACCAGCTGCACGCCCAACAGTTTCCGCTCAGCCCAGTGCGGGCCGTCGATCCCCGCAGCCAACGCCTTGGCGATCCGGGCCAGCAGGACCCGTTCGGCTTCGGTGTAGTGCTCGACGACGCCAGCTGCGAGGTCGGAGGCGAGCTCGGGTGAGACCGGCATGACGATCAGGGTACTGCCGGGCTTGCGAACGGGTCAGGGACTGCCATGCCTTGCTGGGCAAGGATCAGCGCAACCTCGTCCTTCACCTTCGTGTCGTCCCAGTCGGGGTGCACCAAGGCCACAAGGGTGGCGGTCGACGCGGCCTGGGCGGTCGAGAGCGCCAGCGCGGTCTGCGCCAGGGCGAGCGGGGAGTCTTGCGATCCGTCGGAGAACTCGACCTTGAGCCCATCGATGTTCACGGCCTTGCCGAAGACGTCGGCGTCGACGGTCAGCAGCTTCCCCATGATCTGGGCCAACGCGGGACGCCATGCCCTGATCTTCCGGTCCCTGGTCAGCAACGAGCGGGACTGTTTCGCGGACACCTCGGTGGCGGTCATCGCCACGTCAGCGTTCTCCCCGAACGTCTGCAACGAGTACCCGGCCGAGCGGATGATCTTCTCAGTCCACTCCTGCGCCGTGGCCTGGTGCTCGGCGAACCTGATCCTGAACTGGATCTCCGTGATCGGCGCGTCACCAGACTCCGCAGCGGCCATCTTCAACGGCGTGAAGATCTCCTGGTCGGCGTTGAACGCCGCACCCATGCCGGGACCTTGGTCGTCGAGCATGTACCGGGCCAACAGGACACGCGCCTTGCCCAGGCGAATGTCCCGCATCCAGGAGGAGTAGATCTCGTCGAGGTTGTCGAGCATCGGCTCGACACCGTCCAGGTCTGAGGACCCCCAGCCTGCTGCGGCGGGCAGGCCCATGAACGCCTTAGCCACCGACGGGTCGCAGTTCGGGATGTAGACCACGTTCAGGCCAGGAGTGCGCCCACTGGTGATGTACCCGAACTCGTCCACACCGCCGGCCAGCCCGGCAGTTGCGGGGTGCTCGGCCAGGGGGATGGGGCGTCCGAGCCTGTCGGGGGTCCCTTGGTAGAGGCCGTGCTGGATCAGGCCAATACCGTTGTCGTCGACCTCGTGGCGCTCGAGGTGCCGCAACACCAGCACGCCCGTGTCCTTGACCACATGCCAGAACGTCACAGCCCGCAACCGGCCCCAAGAGAACTCAGGCCATGCCACGTCGGCGTTGACCACAGACAGGAACGCGTTGCTATCCACAGCCTTGTCCCACGCGACCCGCAGGTACACCCCGCCAAGCGCGGCACCGACCTCACCCGCACCGGCCAGGGTGGCATACGTGTAGTCGCCGACAGCCTCGTCGATCCGGGCCTGAGTGTTCTTGTCGTCGACCCGGAACGTGGGCGGGTCGGCGAACAGCAGGTCCGCGGACGTGCGGGCCATGTCCGCGGCCAACGGCACGTGGGTCTGGTCGTGGGTCTGCCGCAAATCACCGATCGGGCGGCCCCAGTAGAACCTCGCCAGCTTCCCTGCGACGCCCCCGCGGTACTGCGACGGCCGGTCGATCGTCGCTTGCCGCCCGACCGTGTACGCGAGCCGCAACGCGTCAGGAGAGCCGGTCCACCATGCAGACCAGGCGTTCAGGACGGGTGTGATCTGGGCAAGCTCGACGGGTGGCCAGGCGAGAGATGTGGTGGGGAGCGGCACGTCAGGTCTCCGTTCCTTCGGGGTCTTCGCCCGGTGCACCAGGCAGGGCAGGGGCGAGAGGGATGAGGTGCCGCCAGTCAAGGCGGGTGGTGTACACGGCGTACCGCAGCCCGTCGGCCTCGTCGTCGTTCTCCTTGACCGGCTTGTCCTCACCCCGTGCGGTGGCCTTCGGGTCCCAGACGTAGCCGGGTAGGCGCTCGATCAGCTGGGTGCACGTGTCGGCCACCACGATCTTGCTCGTGGCCAGCAGCGCGGCCATGGTCCGGATCCCGGGAAGCACGCTGTTGTGGGCGTTGCGGGTGTTCTGTGCGCCGTCGTGGAACAGTTGGCTCTTGAAACTCGCGGCGGCCGGGTCGACGGCGATCCACTCAGGGTGCCGCCACAGCTCAGGCTGACCAGCGATCCATGCCCGTAGGGACGCCGAATGCTGCCCGATGGTCATATGGCCCGGCGCCCACTCCCCGAGGACGTAGAGCCTGTGACCGGACTGCCCTTCGCGGGTGTCAGGTCCGAGGCCGAGCAGGTAGCCGCGGGTTGGGTGGGTGTCACCGTAGTCCACGCCGACGCCGAGGATCTTCTCCATCAGCGGGAAGCTCGAGACGGGCGCGACATGCGCCGTGGGGTCCCACATGTCGTAAATCGCGCCCGCCGCAATGACCCAATCCCCGTCGATGAACCGGCGCCGCCACAGTCCGACGTACTCACGGCCGATCTGCGCGACGTACGCCGGGTCGAGGTGCTCGTTGTCACTCATTCGGAACCGGAACACCCGGTACCCGAGCTCGACGGCCCGGTCGATGATCTGCCGCTTTACAAAGTGCGCGGGCGCATCCGGGTTGGTTGTCGCGAAGATCTGCGCGCCGGGGACGCGCAGCCGGCCGAGGAGCTGGATCCAGAAGTCCTCGCTGACCAGGGTCAGCTCGTCGACGTAGGCCCCGGCGCACGTCAGGCCACGCAGCACCATCTCGGAGCGGGAGTCAGACGCACCCATGACGTGCATGGTGCGGCCGAGGATCTTGCCGGTGTCTGCGCCGGCCGTGTAGGTCGAGTGCTTGGCCAAGGGCCCGAACAGGGTCGAGTCGGCGAGGGGCCCGAAGACGTTCCGGGCGATGGACTGGCGGGTCCGGCCGACGACGACGAGCTCGCCGGGCGGGGCTGTGGCGACGTAGATGAGCCAGCGGAGCAGTGATGCGACGGTTTTGCCGCCGGATATGCTCCCGGTCCAGAGGTTGACCCTGGCGTCGGCTTGGACGATGGACCTGATCTGCATGGGCGACATTGGTTCGATGTCGACCGCTTCGAGCAGGTCAGTCACTCGTCGTCCTCGTCGTCCTCGACGGTAGACCGCAGCAGGCGGGACCCGATGGTAATCATCATCTCGCCGATAGCGTGCATCTTGGCGTTGTCTGTGGTGTCTTGAGGGAAATCGAGCCCTGCCGAGACGTCGACGGGCTTGTCGTGGAAGTAAGTCACTCGCCAGACATAGTCGGTCACGGCACTGCCTCGCCCTCTGTTGGTGTCTCTAGGGGTGTGCGGAATGCCATGCCCATCGCCGCAGCCAAACCAGTCAGCATCGACTTCGCGTCGTCGTGGCTGCTGTCGGAGTCGTGCACGGCGATCTTCAACGACCGGTCAACCGCGATCGTCGCGGCCTGCATGATCTTCAGCTGGTCAACGAACGTCGGCTGCTCGAGCGCAACCTCGGCGTAGGTGTTGTCCTTCCCACCGAAGTTGAACGCCTTGCACGGGGCGAACATCTGCCC